CTTTCTTGCCTTTTGATAAGGCTTAAAATACTCTTTGTTTTCAGCATACCTAGCACGTTGTTTTTCTCTGTTTTCTTCAACATTCTCGCGATATGCCTTCCGCTTTCGTTCAATGTCTGCTTCACGGTTTTTTTCATACCTTGCCCGCATCCTAGCAAGTTCAGCGTCTCTTTTGCGCTGGTGTTTTGCCATGTCATATTCTCTGGCACGCTCTGGGTTATCCAATCTCCATTGCTTTGCTCTGGATTTTATTTCCTCTTTGCGATTTTGATATTCATCTGCATATCTCGGCCTGCGCAGCAGTAATGCGCAATCGTGGCAAGAGCCATTTTTTACAAGTCGCTTACTTTTGTGCCCTCTTTTGCATGGAATCCCTGTAAAGTAATACAGTTCCCCTGCGCCAATGGCATTTTTTCTGCTGATAATCTGCATGTATCCCCCTACAGGATGCCCTACAAAAAACGCGCGGCAGACATCGGTAGGGACGATGTGCTCTGGTGCCCCAGTGCCGCGCGATAATGATGCTATGGCATCATTCTTGATTTGTAAAGCGCGGCGCTGTTGCATTCGTTCCGCACAACCTCGCCCGTGTCCTTGTCCAGATACTCCACCCAATCCTCGCCCGTATCGCTCACCTCAAGGTCAGGCGGCATGATGTGCGGGATGAACAGATGCGCCGTGCAAGGTGCCCACATGTCGCGTCCCTTGGCGCAACTCCACGCCCCATCGCCGCCCCGCTCAGGCGTTGCGTGCGCGCATGTGCGACAGTTGACCTCTGGTATCTTGCAGCCGTGGCAAACGGCCTTGTATGGGCAAAAACGGCATTTAAAAAATGAAGGCTCCTCCGATAGGCGCGCAGGCGGGGTCGCGGCATGAATAATCCGATCAGCCTTTGCCGCCAGCATTATGCCTTCGGCCGCATCATACTTGATCCGCTCCATGTAAAGCTCATCGGTGTTTTTGTTCACTGCCAGAAACGCACAACGGTCAATCTCGGCCAGGTGCATCCCGATTTGGCATTGCGCCCAATAGACGGGCTTGGTTTCTTTCACGCCCTTTGCCTTCATCGCGGAAAAATTCTTCTCGTTCATCGTCTTGAACTCAAGCGTGTGCGGCTTGCTGCTTTCCGCGAAGCCTTCACCAACCCCATCCAGCGATAAAGCAAAGTGACCATCGCAGGCGGTAAAGCGGATCTGCTTTCCCGTCTCCGGGTCGCGGTCCCAAACAGTCACGCCAACGGCGCGCAGGTTTGACACAATCCGATCTTCCTCGCGGTCACCCGTCTCAAACAGCCGCAGCTGGCGGCCCTCAAACTCTGGCGACCATGCCCAGCGGAATTGATACCACAACGCCCTCTCACACTCGTTGCCGATCTGGGAGCCACCGAGGTGCGGCCGATGCTCATTCTTCCGCTTGGCGATATAATGGTCATAGATCGCCTTGACCGTGGCCGGGGTGACATATTGCTCCAGGTTCATTTTGCTTCATCCACATCTATCCAGCACTAAGCCCCCGCAGGGGCTTAGGTCTTGATTGACGTTACTTGCGCTTCCAAGGTGGCGTAGCACCGCCAGCGGCGGCCTGTGGCGCTGCTTCTTGCTGGGCAACAGCCTTGCCTGCCGCCTCATAGCCTGCCACCTCGTTAGAGGCGCTGTATTGGCCATCTGCAGGCTTAACCTTGACCTTCACCATCATGGGCTTGTCATGCAAGTCCTGCGATGACCGAGGCGTCATGACGCCGACCGCGTGGCAGATCGCCGAGAGCGTGCGATAGGCAATCTCTGAGGCTGTCGCATTCGGGTTGTTCAGGTTCAACCGATCGGTCAGCTTGCGCCCCTGCATCGGCCCCTCGATCACCTCCAGAGACAGTTGCAGATAGCTTCCCGTCTGCGCCTTTGTCGGCTTTTCTTCTGAGGCCGTGATGACCGCCTTATACCAACCGGCGGGCAGAGGCTCATAGACGACACTCGGGTCAACCTGATTGGCGTCAAAACCATTGAATTGCATCGTTTTCTCTCCTTATTTCGCTGCAAATTTTTCGAAGGGGTTCCCGGTCTCAAAGCTGAACGACATCGGGGCTGTAATGCCGAGCCGGTTCTTTGAGACGTTGGATGCGACAGGGTGGCAGATGATTTCCCGCTCACCAGTGCTGATCGCGCGCTTTTTGTCACCGTCACCGCGCGTGAAGGTCTTGAGGCGAATGAAGCCCACAAGATCCACGTTATCGACATAATGCGGCAATGACTTCTTGTGCATCCGCACCGTATAGCGGGCATATGCGTCCATGTCGGGCAGGTCCAGCGTCTCAGTATCCGCATGGCCAATGAACACCACGTTCATGCCATTTTCATAAGCAAGAGCGCCGATCCACTCGCGCACCTGACGATGCTTTTCAGCCGCAGCCGAATAGCCAGCGCCATAGCCTCCGCCAGCCTGAGCAATAGATTTTGCCTTCGGATCAGCCGCGACAATCTCGGCCTCAATCATCGTGGCAAGCTGCGTGATGCTGTCCAAGACCACGGTTTTAAAGCCATGCTCTTGTGTGGCCAGCGCCTCAATCTGGTCCAGCACCTCTTTGGTGCTGGTGGCCACATCAAACAGCGCCACATCGTCATTGCCGATCAGGCTCATCGTGCCGTCCTCGGTGCGAATAAATACCGGCTTTGGCATCATCGCGGCCAGAGTGGTTTTGCCCATGCCAGCCTCCCCGAAGATCGTCATGATGATCGGCCGGTCGCCTTTGGGCTTTGACAGGCTTTTGAGGTCAATCGCCATCACACTTCCTCCACTTTCACGCCGATCTTGCCCGGCTTGGTTTCAAACGCCGACGCAATCTTGCGCCAAGTCGTGGCATCGTTGGCGGCCAGCCATTTGCAGCCGCTGGCGTCAGCCTCCAGCTTGACTTTGACCGGGGCCATGTCCGGCGAAACATGCTGCTTTACATTTTCCCAAGCGGCAGCATCCAGCTTCCGCGTCACCGGCTGGGTGAGCGTAACCTTGAAGCCGTCAATCTTGTGGGTTTTGCTTCCTTCGTCGGGAACATCCAGCGCATCGGCCAACTGTTCCTCGATCTTGATGCGGGCCGCATTGGCCGCATTTTCTGCGCGCTTGGCGTCAAGCCAGTCCCGCGCAAGTGCTTGCACGTTGGTCATTTCAAACCTCTCTTTTTCACTTCCAACACCGATACTCTTGCAGAATGTTTCAGCATGTGCAAGATGTTTTTTACGATTTCAAAAAAAGGGGCGAAAAATGCTGGAACTGCACAAGATACAGGAGATGCTGAAGGACCGGAGACTAACGGTTGTGGCCGAGCGATGCGGCCTGTCTTATCCAACCGTCAAGCACGTTGCCGATGGCGGAAAAAATGTGACGCTTGCAACGCTCACAAAGCTGTCCGACTACCTGAAAGGTGAAGGCAATGAGTGACGCGGCATCGCTTGCCCGGCGCTATACATCGGAGCTTGGGTGGTTCTTGGTGGCAATGCCTGCCGGAACAAAGGGTCCAACATCATTCGGCTGGCAGCAGCCAGAGCGGGCCATCTCTGACCCGGAAAAGGCTGGCGCATACTTCACTGACAACCCGTCGCACAATATGGGCCTGTTGCACGGGCCGTCAGGCACCTGCGCGCTTGATGTGGACAACGTGGCTCACACCCGCCTGATCTTTGATGCCCTTGGCATTGATTACGATGCCATCATTGCATCGGCTCCCAAGATCATCGGCCGCCCTGATCGGGGCAAGGTTCTTTTCCGCGCGCCAGAGGGCCTTAAGACGCACAAGATCAGCTGGCCTGTGCAAGATGACCCGCGCCGCACTGAGGTTGTGTTTGAGCTTCGCGCTGGCGCTGTTCAGGACGTGCTTCCGCCTTCTGTCCATCCCGACACGGGCAACCCATACAGCTGGGCCGGGCCGAGCGTGTTTGACGGCCTCCCAGAGATCCCCGCGCCGCTTTTGTTGCTTTGGACGGAATGGGACCGCTTTCGGCCGCAGCTTCAACAGATATGCCCATGGGCACCCGTCAAGGAGTTTCAGCCACCGCGCAAGCCACGTGCGCCAAGCGAGCGCACCAGCGTCATTGATGCCTTCAACGATGCCCACGACATGCACGAACTGCTTGTGCGCTATGGATACCGCCCCACGGCGCGCGGCAGATACCTTTCGCCGAACAGCAAGAGCGGCCTTGCCGGTGTTGTCTTGTTCGATGACGGCCGAGCATACAGCCACCACGCATCCGATCCGTTTGACAGTGCCCACACCTTCGACGCCTTTGAGATGTGGTGCTATTACGAGCATGGCGGCGACGTGACTAAGGCCGTCAAGGATGCGGCTGATTTTCTCAACGTGTCGTCCGACCCGGTGCATGATTACGAGCCGGAAAAGATTGAACACGGCCGCAAGGTTGCTGCCCAGATCCTATCCAAGCCAAAGGAGGCGTCCGGGCCTTTGGCCGACATCCCAGAGCATCTTTTGGGCATCCCCGGCGTGCTGCAAGAGGCTGTCCACTATTACAACACGACCGCGCCAAAAGAGCAGCCTCAATTTGCCGTTCAAGCTGCGCTTGCTTTTGGGTCTGTCGTCATGGGCCGCCGGTGGGTCACTGACCAATCAAACATGTCCGGCCTTTACTTTGTCAACGTCGGCAAGTCGGCCGCAGGCAAGGAGCATGCCAAGACCGTTCTGGAGCGTTTGCTTGAGGCGGCCAAGCTGGAACACCTGATCGGCCCGAGCGGATACACCAGCGCAAGCGGTGTCTTTTCCGCACTTGTCTCGCAGCCAACGCATCTGAGCATCATTGATGAACTTGGCCGCGTTCTGCAAACGGCTCAGGCCGCAGGCAATCACCACAAGACCGACGCCCAAACAATCCTAATGGAAGTCTTCGGCCGACAGACCAGCACGCTTCGCCCGCAGGGCTATTCCAAGATGGGCATCACTGAAAAGCAGGCAAAGGAGCTTGATAAGGTGGTCCGATGCCCAAGCCTCACCCTGATGAGCATGACCACGCCCAGCACGCTTTATGACAACCTTTCGAGCCGCTACGTTACTGACGGCTTCTTGGGGCGCTTTGTCATTGTTGAAAGCTACATCGGCCGTCAACCGTCGCGCATGGTCCGAAGCGTGGAACCGGGCGAAAAGCTGTGCGAGTGGGCGCAAGAGTGCGCCGCCGCATCGGATGGCAACTTCGGGCCGGGCGAGACGTTTGATATTGCACCAGCGCCGATCACCATTCCATTCGCGCCTGAGTGCTATGATCTCCTGCGTGCGTGCGACATCGATCTGCTTCGAAAGATGGACGAGCATGAGCGTTATGGGCTTGAGGCGATGTTTGGCCGAACAAAGGAGATTGCCCAGCGCATCGCCTTGATCGTTGCCAGATCTCGGCGCGAGGAGCAGGTCAGCGCCACGAGCCTTGAGTGGGCCATAGACTACGCGACCTTCTATTCTGGCCGCGCCGTGGCGGCGCTTCGCAGGTCGCTCGCTGATGGGCCGTTTGAGGCCGCCTGCAAGGCCGTCTATTCCAAGATCGAGGCGGCTGGCCTTCGCGGCTGCACGGCGCGGGACTTGTCCGAAAACGTCCGGGCCTTTGCAAATCTTGATCCACGCAAGCGGCAGGACGTTTTGGACGCTCTGGTGCAAGACAGGGGCATTGCATGTCGCAACATGAACGATGGCCAGAAGGGCAGGCCGAGAATGGCGTGGTTTGTGCCTGTCGATTAATGCGGGCATTTATCAAAACACCTTAATCAGGGCTTAAGGCCCTGATTTTTTTTGACTTTTTGATTTATGCGGTTTTTGCGGATTATGCGGACACCCAAGAGCAGACAAGATCAGGTATGGGAGAGGGAAAGAGGGGGTGGGGAAGAAACCGCATATATATATACCCCCCACCCCCCCCCTTTACTA